TGGTGGATTTCCTCCTTTAAGTCATCTATAAGATTCTTATAAATATTAACCGCTAATTCGAGGTTTTTAAGGGTTTGATTATCGGTTTCAGCTTGTTGCCTCTTACGACCTACGAACCACCCCGCTAAAGCGGTTAAAGTATTAGATATAAAAAGTATTAAAGTATCGTTCATTTCTATTTTAGTTTACCAACCACAACACGCGTACGTCGGGTCTGAATAATAAGGTAATCCGTAATTCTTCATCATATAACCAGGACTATCCGTCCAATTTCCGTTCGTTAAATGTACTCCACTGAAGTATTGTTTTCCAAGATGAGGAAATAGACCTTCGTTAGAAGTATAGTTGAAACAAAGGGGATATAGGTTAGAGTTGAAGATTATTTCGTCTATCATTCTCTGCTCGAAGAACTGCGACCTATCGTCTCCTCTTTTCTGCATATAATTCATTTCGGAAATCGTAATAGTATTCTCCGCTCCTGTTACAATGCCGTTGTTTTTAATTCTCATAAAAATCGATGGCAACGCTTCAGCATAAGCAGCCCATATAAGCATTGGCTGTACGAAGTATTGGAGGAAATTATTATCGGTCGTATTGTTCTGAATTGTACCTCCCGAAACTTGATATAATAAACTTTTATAGTACTTGGCACCTATGATATACTCAAGTTTGGTCTGTTGTACTACGGCGATGAACGGCAACAATACTGAACTTGTTACGTTAGGGTCTATGTCGGTAAAGTTCTTAAGTTTATTCTCCGACACGAGAAGCACGTTCTGTGGTACTATTCCTGGACTACTCATTTCTTTTAATTATTTCTTTTTTTATAAAGAGTATCGTACTCTAATCTCTCGATAATATCATAACCTAAAGAAGACATTAAATCGTCGAACTCTTCAAGGTTAATTTCATTATCGAAACTTTTAACTTTATAGTGATGAGTTTCGGAAAAAATAAGTTCTGGTCTTATATTTCCTAATGACTTCATAACTTTATATTCGGCTCCTTCTACATCGATATGTAATAAATCGATTTTAACCACGTTTATCTCCTCACAGAACTCGTCAAATCTTTTAGTAGGTATATCTATACCCTCCGTATCGTAAACGACTCTATGAGTCAGAGATTCGTTCGTATCGGGTTTTAGTAAAGGTTTAATAATCGAACCCGCGTATCTCCATTCTATTTTCTTTTCCGTCTCGAATAAAGACGGATAAAAAGTTGTATAACCCGTCTCATTACTCATTGCGAAATGGAAAGGCTTAACTCCGTACTTCTCCGCTCTTTTATAATTCTTAATATAATTTGAAGGGTCAGCTTCTACAGCGTATACTTCGGCGTTAGGGTATTTTAACTTAAACGATATACTATCGTCGAAATTACAGGCACCAATATCAAAAATCGTTTTTACGTCAAGTTTTGATAATTCATTATGTAGATTACCCCTCATTATTGTTCGTAATGTTTTCGTTTTTATCGACTCCAACTACTTCATCTTTATTTATATCGATAGTTTCGATAGGAGCCGCGTCAGGTACAGAAACCATCTCGAATTGTTTAATAAGGATTTCGGCTTCTCTTCCATCTCTCAATAATAAGAGTTTCTCAAATATCTTTTTTATTTCCGTTTGAATCGGTTTAATAACTAAATGTTGGAAGTGGTCTTGAGCCTCAAGGTGGTCAGGAGTACCTAATCCGCCAGGGGTAATAATACCTAAAAGTTCAGGACTTGAGATTTGATGACTCGTTAGGATTGCTTGTTGAACCGCGGCAGCCATCTCTATCCACATTTTATCACTCGAGTTAGAAGTAATCTGTGTTACTTCGGGGGCTTGGTCTTTACTCTCTGCGAACGTAAGGAACAACTTACCAGGATTATTAGAACCTCCGTATTTACTCGTCATCGAATTATAAATCTGCTCACGTTCTTCAGGAGCTGGGATTCCATTATTTAGGGAAACAAATAAAGAGGGTTGAAGGTTATTACAAATATTGTTAAACCACCAGTTGTATATCTCCACTTCGGTTGAAATCGCAGTTGCTCCACCCCAATATCCAGGGGTTGCGTAATAGTTATTTCCGCACGAGTGAGTCGTATAATAGAATACTTGAGATTGTTCTTCGTAGTTATTCGGGTCGAAGGCTGCTATTTTACGAGGGATAAACTTTTTCGGAAACGCCCAATCAGCGCAGTAGTAGTAATCGTTTACCTTATCGAACATATCACTTTTACCCGCTCTAATTTTAGACGCGTCCATATAGTACATCTCGAATCCCGTTGACCTGTCTTTTCTCCAAACTATATTCAACGCAAAGGCTCCGTATAAAATGAAGTCAAGAGCGCATTTACTCCATAAATCGTACATAGGGTCTCCTAAACTATTAGTTAGTACTAATCTATCGTTTTCCCCGCTCTTAAGGCTAATTTCTTCTCCTCTTACTCCGAACCATTTAGATTGAATCGAGGCTCTATGCGTAGGAGACGAGTTATAAAGACGGATAAGTTCTTGAGGGGCTAAATTAGCAACACCATACCAAACCCAAGGGCTTCTCGTATTGATTATTAAGTTCTCCTCGATGATAGGTACGTTCGCAGTTGCGAAATCAAAAACCTTAAGTATCTCTCCGTTCTGTAATTTATCTTCGTTCATATCTATAAATATATTTTTTTAGTAGAAAAATCATTAACAATCGGTAAAGGTTCCACTTACGATTTGTTGGTTTACTATCTGTTGTCTCTTTTGAGAACCAGGAGAACATACGTTATTATCAATACAATTAGCAATCCACATATTAGGTAGAGGTATAGTAAACGCTGCGTCTAACCACCAAGTATCCGAAGTATTTACGCAAGGGAAACAATTTAGAGGTAAACAAGGATTACATTGTGCTTGACCTCCTCCGATATTCGCATAAACGACTATAGTATTACCCGTAGATAAGTTATTACAAGCGTCCGTAAACGTAGAACCCGTACCTACTACGAAAGAATTAAATAGTACTGGCGGAGTAGAAGACGGGGTAGGAGTGTGCGTAGGAGTCATAGACGGAGTCGGACTCAATACGGGAGTAGTAGAAGGGGTAGGAGTCGGCGTTGCGGTCGAATTAGGAGTAGGGTTAGGTTCTCCTGGTGCGAAGATAATATTAGAATTATCCTCGTTATTAGAAATGAATATATCGTATTGACTATCCATAGTAGAAGCCGTAGAAGGAAATACTTGAGCGTCTCCGTTCTCGACCACGTTATAGGCTAAAGCTGGATTTAGATTGCCCGAACCTTGAGGTTGTTCCCAAATCGAATAAAGGTACTGACCTTGATATGGAAAGTGTATTTGACCCGCGTTAGTTCCCTCGACGAAATAAAACTCGTCGTATCTACTCTTATGAGTAGAAATATCAGTAGGGATAAATGTTACGTTTTCTTTAGAGAATATATGAGTAAACGAAAAAAGATATTCGGGATTCGTAAGTTCACTATTCTGCGAAACTGTTACTACTAAAGTATTCGGTTGGTTCGTTTTTATTATCAACATAAGAGATAAAAGATAGGGGGTATTACCCCCCTATATTTTGTTTTGGTAATTCTTTATTAAATACAACCACCGCAGTCGTCGTAAGTCATACCCGACAATACAGATTGAAGGGAACCACTTAATTCGTTCATTGGGTTCGGTTCTAAATAACCGAATGTTAAATTGTATCCGTTTTGGTCACCTAGCGCTTTACCAGTCACGGAAGTACCCGCTGTTACGTAAGCCCCGTAGGTTTGACCTAAAAAGAAGAAAGAGCCGTTGTTGTCCTCGACAACGATTGCTAATCTTTGAGATTGACCTAATGTTTTTAGGATATTTCTTTTAGCCTGTTCTAGTTTAGCGAAGTAAACCACTGTTTCACCTTGGTAAAAAATCGTACCATTTTCAAGTGAAGCGTTCACTGTTTCAGTATGTTGAGACGAAGTCCTGATTAACTGAAAACAATAAAACTCTCCTGTACCTGAAATCTGCGTAATAGTATCTCCCGTAGAAGAAGTAATACTAGCAATATTACACCAATCCGTAATCCACATATTTTTAAGACCGCCGACATTATCACGACAACCTAAAAGAATACCATCTGTTAAATTACAACTCATTTTATATTATTTAAGTTCTTTGTTTATTTGTTAGAAGAAGTAAGGGAGTAAGTCCCATCACAGACGCGCTCCCCTACTTTTATAATTAAGATAATCCGTTAGTCACGAAAAACTCTTGGAACGCAACTTGTGTTCCTAATTTCCAAGCCGCCATAATTCTAACCTCTTGAAAATCTTGAGACCACCAGCTTCTGAATGAATCTTCATCAGAAGTAAGGTCGGTTCCAACTAACATATATTGCATTGGACCAATAACGATTAAGTCACTTCCGTTCAAACCAGGAACTCCTACAACCTTAAAATTTGATTGAGGGTGGAATACTTCGTATACTTGACCTAAAGTTGGTTCAGTGAAGTGGAAGTTGTTTACGTTTCTCAACGCAACCATATAACACTTAAATTGTGATTGAGACATATAGATTACAATATCGTCTCTATCGTACACGTCTCTACTTAACGAGTTAATTAAATTATCAACTTGTGCTAAAACGTTATACGCTTTTTCTTGAGTTGAAGAACCCGTTACAGAACAAAGAGCCGTTTGACCTGTTAATTTTATACCACCATTACTAACGAAATTAGCTGATGCGAAGATTTGTCTAAATCCAGAGAAAGCCGAAGTACCTGAAGAAGCGTTCCATAATAGGTCTTCATTATATCTCTTAATTTGTTTAGTTTGAAGGTCGATAATCGCCTGCTCAAACGGAGCATTCTCATTGTAGGAACCATTCGAGAGGTACTGACCTAACCAAAGCGAGTTAAGTTCTTGTAAACAAAGTGATTGGTTCACCTTTAATGCTTGTACTGTTACAGGAGATACTGTAAAAGTCACGTCTCCTTGGTCTGACCAACCGCAAGTCGTACCTGTTTGTACTACTAGAGTTTCAGATAAAAGGTTCACGTTTTGCGTTCCCTTGATTCCAGGTACGACGTTTACATATTTCATCGTTACAGGAGTCAATACCGCTTCACTGATAATATCAGGAGAAAGTTGGTCTACATAAGAAGAAAGACCACCTAAATCGTAGTTGAAATTGAGTTTTGTTAAATTATTCTTTTTCATTTTCGTATTTTTATTTAGCACCTAAATCCGCTCTTAATTTTCTGAAACCTTCATATTTAGAGTGTAAAGGATTCGGTGTCTCGTTTATTGTTTTTTGAGTATAAACTCGAGAACCCGCAGGTTCTTTAGAGAACTTTTGGAACTTACCCTCGAGTTCTTTTTGCTTTTCAGCGATGAGGTCGATTTTTGTCTCGAACTTTGATAAAGCCTTTTGGAATTGTTCCGCAATCTCCATCATAGTTTTCTCCATATCTTCTTCCTCTACATTTTCTCTTTCGACGATTTTTCCGTCTTTAGATATAACGCGGATTTTGTTTTCGTTTCCGCTTTCGTCTTTGAGGACAACTTGGTGTTCTCCGTCGGGAGCCATTTTTTTCTCGTCTCCGTCTAGAACATAGATGTCTTCACCTACATCGAAAGTAGGACTCTCAACTTTAACTCCTTCGGGAGTTTCAGCTATGGTAAATCCTGTCTTTCTCTTTTCGTAATCAGCCTTCGACTGAATACCAGAGATAGAACCTCCGATTACGGAAATAACATCTCCGCCCGTAGTTTCATAATCTCCATCCGTCATAGCGGTAAGCGTTCCGTCGTAATTAACCATTTTAACTCGTAAACCAACGGAAGGCTCGTCTCCGCCCACTCTCATCGTTACATCGTCTTTTAGTTTCACGTCCGCAAACTTATCGTTAGACATTTCTTCATCTTTTTTCGCAGTTCCTAAATCCTTTTCTTCCTTCTTTTCGTCCATAGTTTTTCCGTCAGAGCCCATATCAATCTTAATAAGGTTTCCCTCAT